TGAGTTTGTTGTGCTTTGTATTCGTCTTCACTTACAGTACTAAACCCAAAATCATTAAAATCAGACATTACCTTCTCCGTTTGTATGTAACTGTGCCGATTCTTTGTCTTCGGCATCTTCCTTGTCCTTGAACCAATAGTCCGTTGACTTGGCCAACACACCAACATAGGCCCCAACAAGGATATTGATTAGATCCCTATGTCCATCTTTGAGATCCGTGAAAAATAATAGGTATAACAAAACCAAAAAGGTTCCCGACACAATCAACGAAAGAGTAAACCTTGCAATCCAGTTCATTTTCTTTCGTGTTTCTATTCTTTCATACTTTAGAGCTTCCACTGGATTTTTCTCCCACAAAGCCTCTTCCGAAGCGTTAACCATTTCAACGCTGGTATTTACCTTTCCATCGTCTTTTCTATCCTCTCTTGCTGATTTGAGATTCTTTGGAATCTTAATTGCCATACTAGTCCTCATCCCATTGTAGCAGTTCTTGTACTCCCTGTTCTGCTAACATTAGTCTATTGTTCCAATGTTCATCCTTAACATCGTCTTTGTTCTGTCCAGTATAACCAACTGCATAACCACTCTCACACATCCACTTATTTACATTTGTCCATCCAAAATACTGATGGTCTTCTTCTCCACAAAATACCCAAAGTTCTCCAAGGATTCTGCCAAACTTTCCTCTTGAATCTTCTTCTGGACATCTCAGTTCAATATCAATATCATCTCTATCTGATTCTACTGCCCAGTGTACCCATTCTTTTATTTTTTTCTTACTCAGTTTGCCGTAAATTTTTTCATTCTTATGTCTTGTTCTTGACTCTGGTGTATCAATCCCTAAGAGTCTGACACGGCTGTGAAACATCACATCAAACCCCAAATCAAATACACAATCTACTGTATCACCATCTACTACTTTTGTAACTGCCTTAATTCTATAGATAAATTCACAAGGTTCTTCCAATGCATATTCTGCCATTCAACTCCATTCAAAATTAAATTGTCCTGTTTCCCAAGACACTTTACATCGACCAGCCCCGTATGGTAAATCGTAATAGGCCCATTGTCTTCCATGTCTTGCTTCATATCTCTCTGGAATCAAGTACCAAGGAGGCCTATCACCTTTTTGGATATCCCTCTCAAAGTTTGCCCTAGTTACTAATACACGATTAGCAGTAGTAGGTTCATTCTGTTTTCCTCCTGCCATGTTTCCTTTCTATTGCGGAGTGTGCTTCTGTTCCCAAGTGACACTCCCAACTCGGCTATCGGTTACGCTGCAAGAGCGTAATATTCCGATGCGGATATATAATCGTTGTTATCTGCGATTATGTTTTTTGGACTTTTGCAGTCGTACCTCAACTGGATACCTCATCACTTGTGCTCACAATCAATCGAATTCCATGACGCCCCCATCAACGAAGCATAATCTCTAGTAACCAGATTAATATAGCTGCAGAACCAAATAACATAAATGCAACGGCGATATCTCTACCATCCATTATGCTCCTTTGGTGGAGGCGGCCGGAGTCGAACCGGCGTCTTAACTGCTACCCAACTGAGTCAACAGTATCAAGAATATTTAGTAATAACTTGTTTCAATGGATCAATCCATCTACTCTTAGTCTCTTTCCATAATAAAGGTTTGTCGTTCTCGACCGCCATTATTATTATAATGTTTTCTATGGGAGTATTATACCTCTCTTCAAATGCATGTGCATAGAAAGCACCTTGCATAAAATATTTGTGACACATCTCCCAAGTTTTTTTACTTCTCGATGTTTTATAATCTATCACAGCTAACTGTTCATCAAAGTCAGCAATCAAGTCTGTTCTACCAGCAACCTTTAATTCATCTGAGTACAATGCCCCTTCAACTAATCGGATATTGTCAATCCTATCAAGTAAAGGTTCAATAGAACGAAACAACTCTACAATGTTTGGTAATTCACCCTCTAAGAATCCGTCTTCGTTTCGGATATAGGACTCACAGATACTATGTACGCTGGTTCCTCTTCTTGAAGCTTGGGCTGTAATCTTATTGGCTTCCTTTTCTCCAACCCGCTTTCTCCACTTCTGTATATCAGCTTTGCCGATGTTTGATAAAATACTGGTGATAGATACATATCTATTCCCATCGGGAGTGACATAGTGCCTCCTACGATTTATCGTTTCAGTTTTTAAATCTAGTTCATTTATTTCTAAATGTCTAGCAATATGATCAAAATGTTTCATTTTTATATGTCCAATATCGGCCATGATCTTCAAAATTAGTGAGAGTGTCTTCAACTGCTCGACGTACACCTTTCCAATTCATATCATCACCACCTAATGTTCCACCTATCTTAACTTTTGGTAACCAATGTTCTATATCATCTTTGACATCTTTATATTCATGACTTGCATCAAGGAATACAAAGTCTAAAGAATGATCCATAAATTCATCACTAGCTGCTAAACTGGTCATCCTAATAGGGTTCACAATATGATTTACAGGTTCAATGTTCTCTAAGAAAACTTCATATAATCTGTTTTCAATTATTGCAGGGTCTTTCTTGTGAAATGATTCATCACTACCAAACCAAGTATCTACAGTATGAAAGGCAATCTTTTTTCCACTGTTATGAATCTCCACTCCCATGAAGGCTGTACTCTTACCTTTCCAAGCACCAACTTCTACAAAATGACTACCATCTTTGGCACTCTCTACTTGCTCTTTATACAGCTTACCATATTTTGTGATCCCCCAACCTTGGATCTTTGTATAAAAATGTTTCATAATCACTCAGGAATATTCATTGTAGCTTTAGGCTGATTCCTTTTAATCTCTTTGAGTTTATCTTTCATCCAACTTGGAGTTGACTTTTTATGACCTGGCGATGAAATATTATCATAAGCAAAATAAGGAGTTCCAATTACTTGACGAATATCTCCATTATTACATTTCATACACCTACCCTCTGGAACTTTTCTCTGTGATATAGGTACTACTTCTTCAAAAGTATATCCACAATTATCACATCTATAATCATACGTTGGCATTTCTCACTCCTTCAATGTACCAATCTGGTTGATTGACAGATTTCCATTTTGCAAAATAGCTTTTCTCTTGTATGTAGTAGTTACGATATGCAGTTACTACATCTTCATCCTTACAGGAATCAGGCATACATTGAGGTGGATCTTCCCAGCCATTATCCTCAATATTTTTTGGTGCAGTCTCTAAAAGTTTACCAAGTTTATCCCATGACTTGTGAACCTTAAATGTATCGTTAGTATCAGATATCAATCCATATCTTATACTGTATTCTGCACTCAACATTCTGAACAATCGAAACAACCAATCGTAATGTTGTTTGGATGAACGAGTCCAGATTGTTGATGGATGATTCTTATGTGCAATCTTGTAAAGATCTGGATGTGCATCATCTTCATCAAGAACTCTATGTGCTGTAGATAAGAGCTGGGCATATTCCAGTATCATCTTCACACAATGTTTATCACAATGCATTTCTGCAGCTGTGTCTGGTCTTCTATCTAAAAAAAAAATATTCACTTTGATCCTACATTCTTTAATAATTTTACACGATTGAGATATGTCTCAGGTTCATCTTTATATGTACGATGTTCGGCAACTGTTGCCTTTATCAAGATACAGTCTTTCTCATTGAAAGAAAGATCCTCTTTAGAACTATACCGATAGAACATTGCTTTACGGCCTTGTCTATCAATCATCTTGTGTACTGAATATGGTGCACCGTCTTGACCAACTTTATCAAATCGTTGTTCAAGTCTCAGAAAGAATTCTTTACGAACACCAAGATTGTCAAGATAAGGAGTCTCAGGATTTTCCATTCTCATTCTCTTCATTAGCTAAAAGACAATCATTATGACGAGCAACACAGTTATTAAACCCTGCTGAAGCACAAGCTTTCAAAACGTCTTCACAAACGTAGAGAGTACCAGAGGTGGAAAAATTTACCTCAGGCACAGGAATGATTTCTACACAATCTGGACATTCACCAGTTTTAGTATCAACCCAACAACCATCAATCCTCAAACACATCTCTTCTGAAAAAGAAGTAGTGGCTAGAATCGACAAAACAAAAATACTGAAAAGAGTCCTCATACGAAAGCCTCCACTGCCTCTTCAACGAGTCGAGCCTCGTCCTTTGCGAATCTATATCCGTCTTCATAAGAACGAGCTACCTCTTCTCTCATCATTCGAGCCAGAATCTCACTAGCCTCTTTCATATTTGCCCCTCCCATCCAAGTAGACAGGACTGACATTACCCTTTCTTCATAACTCATATCAATTCTCATTAGGGTTACTCAATCATCATTACAAGTATATAATAACACTACACTGCCACTTTGTCAAGTTAAAAGTTGAAATTATTTCTCTTTTTGTAGAATATATGAGTATCAATCTTTACTAATTTCTTTTTCTGATGAGCCCACTTCGGAAACTTCTCCATCCAATCAGCATGATAGTGAGTTGCACCATCCGTAATATCCAGTAAACTTGGAGTACGAATAATGTATTCTGCTATCTCTACAGAATCTTTCCATGCTGGAGTTGGTCTTGGTTCATCACCTTTTCCATCACAGTACCAGCTAAATTGGCATCTGTCTCTTACTGGAAAACCATTTGAATGATGTTTACCTTGATAGACTACCTTACAGATTGAATCTGGATAGTGTCGTGATCTTACTCTGTTCATAGTCACCTGTGCCACTGCTATTTTTCCTGCAGTGGATTCTATTGCTGCTTCAAAGTAAATATTTTTTGCCATACATTCTAACTCGTTTGGATCAATCACGGGGGCCACAGTTTCTAAGTGCTCTTCTAGTGGTATGTTTTGTTTTTCTTTATAGATAGAAGGCACTATCGGTGGTTCCCAAATTTGACCCACTTGAGCTGTGTTTACACTTGTAACTCCAAATAGTAAAACGCCCAAGAATAACATGAATTTCTTCATATTCCTCTTAAATTTGAGTTTTTCTAATATCTAATAGTCTAAGATATTAGATTTAAAAAGGAGAGTTTCTACCTCGGCGGGGACTTCTAGCAACACTGCCGTACTCATTGACTTGAGGTTTATAAGTACCATAGTCAAAATCGGAATACCAAGTTATACCACCTATCTCAGTGGAAAATTTGGATATACTTGAATTCCAATCCATAGTAATCTGAACACCAAATTCTTTAGCAAGAACAACTGTTATTCGATATGGATCTTCACCCCTCATATCTAACTGACGTAATTCAGCCTGCTCGGTAGTCTCCACTCCAGCGGACACTTTTTTTAAATTGACTATTCGCTCCTCTAGTGTTTTAATACTCATGGTAATAAGTTCGGATAAATTTCTTTCACTAAATTATAGGTTAAGCCTCTACATTTGATCTTTTTATCTTTGACCTGTAAAAGAAGCTCTGCTTCAGAAGGATGTACTCCTTCCAATATATGTGTAAATAACACTTCTCTTTTCATGTCAGATAACCCCTCTCGACCACCCTCAACAAACAAGTACAACTTCCTAATGTGATAATACAAATATGTTGGATTTGGTTCGTCTGTATCTCCTTGGTATTTTTGAATAGGGGGTGCACCTGGCGGTAAGAGAAACTTTATATTAGGATCGAAAGCATGTCTTAGAATCTCTCTAAGTGCTACACAATCGTATTTTAATATTAGTTCTTTCTTTTGATCTTTATTCTTTGCCTTAGCAATTTCCTTAAAGATTACTGGTAAACTTGTAGCCATAACTAAAATTCTTCAATGTGTTCCATAAGGTTTTTCAATCTCTTTTCAGTGAAGTATTCCATCAATCTTCCATGCGGTGGAACCTGTTCTCTAAACTGATTGATAATATTTATACGAATTGATTCTGGAGTTTTCTCCAGATCTACCATCATTTCGTTTCGATTGAAGTTTCTATGCATCTCATCAGTCCAAGAAGATCTGTCTTCTTTCCACATTTCCATCTTCTTTTTGGATATTGGCCTCTGTCTTTTACCCTCTACTATGAACGTATCATCACTAGAAAGTATATTTGGAACACCATCCCCTGCATCACCCTTGACAAGTTTCTCCCAAAGTGAAGCCTCTGGATCACCCTTTACCCAATCCTTTGTCAAAGGTGACCATTGTTGAACACCTTCGTATTTCTGTAACTGGATAAAGTCTTTGTCACTTGAGATAATCGTAGTAGGATTCTTCATTTCTTCCTGAGTCAAAACAGCAATGATATCATCTGCCTCTGCACTTTCAACCTTAACCACTTTGTAAGGAAAGTATTCTCTCAAGTCATCAATCATTTGATGGAGAAATTCAAAAAGAGAAGTCCAATCTGTAGTATCGGTTTCTCTTTTCTTTTTTCTATTTGCTTTGTATTCTGGAAAAGACTCCTTTCGCCAGTTCTTTGGCGAATCACAACAAATAACAAACCCACCATGATCTACATGCCTGTGCATTTGTTTATATTGTCTAATTGTATTTAATACTGTATGGCGTAGAAGATCTTCCTCTACGACTATGCTTCCCTTTCCCATGGCCATGAAAGAACCTATCATGGTCTGAGAGAAATCAAGTAATATCATTACGGATTTTCTAGTTTATATTTCAAAGAATTAAGAAAAGTAGTCCATTGATTCATTCTAAGTTCCCAATCATAGAACATATCAAAATACGTTTTCTGTAATGTTAATAAAGTTTGAGTCTCATCTTTCCAAAAAGACTCGATTGCTTTACCAAGAATGTGAGCATGTACAGCCATGTGTTTCTCAGGGTTTGGTTCATACCCATACATCCAGGCAAAGTTTGAACAAGTTTCTGGTAGGGCTCCAAGGTTTGGACACACCACCATACACTTAGCACTCATGGCTTCCATTGCTGCAATACAAGCAGTCTCCATATAAACTGATGGATATGCCATGATGTGATTCTTTTGTAACTCTTCCCTCATCTGTTCATTCGATACAGTACCATGATAATTAACATCACCCATATCTTCAGCTTGTTTATATATGTGACGATATTGCTCATCCATGTGAGGTCTATCGTAAATTTTAAAACTAGAAAAGACATTGAGTTCAGCATTCTGTACAACTTCAGACTTGTTAGTTTCCTTCATTATTCTCCAAGCTGGAAGAAGTATCTCCAATCCTCTATGTGGAGTCGAGAA